CCTCGTGTTGTGTGATGCTATTGCGCAACGCCGTGCCGATACGGATTTTATATGTCGGCAACGCGAGTTTATACGGCTTTACGCGATACCATTTCTCGGCTCGGCTAAACTTGCGTTTTAGTGTCGTGGTCAGCACGCCGTTTCGGGTCGTAGCCACGATATAAACCTTGTCGTCTATTCTTTCAATGGCGATATTCTCCACAAACGGCAACGCGAGCGCACGCTGTATATCTGCTCGCGCTTCATTTAGGGTAATCGTGCGGGTCGGCGGTAGGTTGGCGATTTCGTGCTCTATCGTGCCCAATTCGCTCTTGCTTTTCTCTATTTCTTGCTCATAATCTGCGATTTCGCCTCTTCTTCTTTCAACATAAAATCCACAATCTCGGATGTTGTTCTGAATACTCGCCACACGTTCCTCTTTTCGTCTGTGCTCGATATCACTCGCACGCGTAAGGTAATCGGCTACCACGCCTATATCATCGGCTTCTATTTCAAGCGCGCTCGCCCTCGGTTTTGTTGCATTTGCTTTTATCATAGTTGCAGTGTCGTTCGTGTATAAGGCGCACACTGGGTCGCACGATATTTCTATCGCACGCCCTGTCTATGTCCTATTATCCCGCTTGCTTTGCACTCACGATACTCAATACATCCCCGCTTTCAAGGATGTCCGCATCTTCCGCGTCCTGTCCGCTCACGAAAATGTCGGATGCCCCGCGTGCGATACCCGCTTGTGCGAGAGCGCTCGCTACTGTTGCGCCTACTGGGAGTAATAGCGCGATAGGGTCATTGCCGAAGGCTACAACCGATACTGCGATATTATTCCCGGCTGGTGCACTTCCTGTTGCTTTTTGCATAACTGTATACGTTAATCAATGCGGTGTAATGCACTGATAGCGGTAAGTATACTCCTCTTGTATGCAAAAGTCAAGCACTGATAAGAGAATAAGAGAGCGCAATTAATTAGTTAATAGTCAAGTGTCTCACACGTCTCGTCAAACATATCACGCTCGTGTTCAAGCTCGGCGTAATATGCTTTATCAAACACGTTCATCGCGCTGTCAAGTAGCGCATTCTCCATTTCGGCGGTCATACTGTAGCGCGTTTATCTTTTTGCGTGTACATATTGCGCCATATGGCGCGTGTACAGTCCTCGCGCGTGATATATCGTCCTTCGTGGTTTATATACGTTCCTTCCTCGCCTGTGCGTAGCAGATACTCGTATATTTTCACGGCTAGTACGCGGGTCATACAGGTATTTGGTAAGGTTGGTACGCGGTTAGCCAGTGATAGCTCACGACATAGCCACATCGTACAGTCGTGCCGTCTTTCTTATCGCGGTACATAATGCTCACGCGCGGGCTCTTGGTGTACGGGCACACGGCTTGTATAAGCTCTTTGCGGGTATCCGCGTGGTACTTATGGCCGTACTGGTCCAGGTACATCATACGGTCTCGGGCTTCATTCCGCACGCTGTAGTAAACTTGGCGCGATTGAATCGCGCGTTATCTTGCTGTAATGCGTCTAGCAGGTACGAGTAATCAATGCTCGTAATGCCGTCAATGTCCACGGGCTCGTGTGCTCGGTACACTGCACGCGCTATCAGCTCGTAATCTTTTTTAGTCATAGGTGTTGGTAGCACTCTCTTATTCTCTTATCAATGGTCAACTTTCTGCGGGTATTATACTCCTGTTTAGTGGATAATACAAGCGGTCAAACGTGTTTACTGCGTGAGGGAATGTGTTGAAATTACAGCATTACTTGGAGTATATGTCAAGGGCGTAGGGGTGGGTAGATACAACACATAACACATAAAACACAAGTCGCGCCACATCATACAGCGCGCCGATAGGCGCACATTATACGCACACACTGCATACATACGCCACATATGCACAACATACATATATTATATGTCAATGCGCTTGGTTGCGTGTTGTGTAATCACAACACATAGCAACACATTTCTAAAAGGGCTAGGGGGGCTACCCCTATCCAACACACCCCTCTCTAATCATAGAAAAAAGAGAGTCCTCACCCATTGTAAGCCTAAAAACATCCCCCCCCTTAAATTCTATTAAAAAGGTGGTCACACTTTTCTTCTATTTCAACATAACCAACATATGGTATAATACTTATGTCGTTATTCCAGAGAGTATCCACATAGCGTAGCAGAGAGGACCAACATAAGGATTTCATTATGTGTGTGATTAAAAGGTAGGTTATAAGCCATTCTTGACATCATTATACACATAACCCTATATACTTTTTTATTTATAATAGGAAGTAAATATAAGAGAATATACTATAGAAACGATATACAAGCTACTTCTTCTATTATTATGTTGTTGTGTCGTTTTAAGTTATATGGCTTAGATAAGCCATATACTCAACGACATAAGATTTTTCTTATGTTGGTTTTGTTCATAACTACGCTTTTATGTACCCTTTAGGAGCATCTCCTGCTGTAATATTTCCTATCTCACCAAGCCCTTCTGGAGCGGCTATGCCAGTTTTTTTAGTAAAATCTTCTTGAGCGATATAGTGGCGAACCATTATGCGAACCATATCGGAAAAGTTCCTACTATGATTTTTTGAACTTGAAACAAGACGTGTGTATAACTCATCATCGAGACAGAATGTTACGGTTTTTGTTTGTTTTTTCATCCTCTAATAATATCATAGTATATATATACTTGCAAGCACCACAAAGATTATGGTATGATGGAAAGTATGTCAGGCTACCGAAAGAACAGTTCAACCCCAAAACAGATTGCCTATGCGCGCAGGATGTGGGGTGGAGAGATGATGAACAAGAAGCAGTTGGCGCTGGATGTGGGGTACGCTCCAAGTGTCGCCAACATCGCTGGGATAAAAATTGAGAAGAGCCGAGGGTTCGCAAATGCCATGGCGAATCTCGCGGCGGAGAGTAACGACCTCGCGTTGACGATTATGCACGAGTTCAAAGCGAGGGGGGTGGAGTCATTCACGAACAAGGACCTCATCGGGTCGCTGAACGCTATCGGAAATGCGTGGGGGAGATTCAACAACGCGCTCATGAAAGAGAAGGACATGACGGGACCGAACACAAAACTCGGACAGAACAAGTTGCGGACGGTCATTTTGAATCAAATCGAAAACCAAACAATAATGCCTAGTGGTACGGTACTGCATGATGTGGAAACTCTTCCTACAGAGGAGGATTTGGATTTCTAACATGCCACCAAATTCCAATGCTGGGAATAAGAGTCTGAAGGAACACAATGCTGAGGTAGTTCAAGCACTGATTGACGACCCTTCTTTGATAAAAAATAAGAGGTGGAGGATGGACAATCTTTATTTTATTATTACAAAAGATGGTACAAAGGAACCGTTCAAAATGAACCGCGCACAGTCCCATTTTTTTAACAACTACCTCTGTATCCCAAATCCATACCACAGACACGTCATTCTGAAGGCGCGGCAACTGGGGTTTACCACATTCATCGACCTTTTTATACTAGACGAGATACTCTTCACTACGAACAAGGAAGGAATCATCATCGCGCACAAGGTGACGGACGCGACTGAGATATTCGACAAGAAGATTGACTTCGCGTTAAGGAACATGGCGGAGGATGTGAAGGGGGCATTCTTCAAACTGAATCACAACAGCGCGCGAAAAATTCAAGTGACGATTGACTACGGACCTGAAGCGGGAGCGACCTCATCGCTGGCAGTGTCGGTATCAGGTCGCTCGGGAACGTACCACTACGTTCACATATCAGAGTTCGCCAAGATGTGCGTCATGTACCCAAAGCGCGCGGAGGAGGTGGAGACGGGGACATTCCCAACGGTACCATTTGATGGATTCATCTTTGTGGAGAGTACCGCTGAAGGCATGGCGGGGCGGTTCTACGAAATGTTCAATGAGAACTGGGTGAAGAGGGACGATATCACACCACTTCTTTCTCAAGTACAATTCATGCCGCATTTCTACAACTGGCAGTACGACGACGCGGAGATGGCGAAGATATACGAGACGATACCCGTGGCGAAGATGGAGGAGTGCGAAATCGACTGGGCTTCATATCAGACTGAGAATTCGCTTACGGACCTTGAGATAACGTACTACTACATGAAGTGGTTGCAGTTTGGTGGGAAGAACAGTACGGAAGCAGTGAAGAAATTGAAGCAGGAATACCCAACAACTCCTGAGGAAGCGTTCCTATCGACTGGTCAGGCGTACTTCCCTATTGCGAAGGTGGCATCTCTTCTTCTTAAAATGCTCCCTGGGAAGAGGGGGGAAATCGTCACAAATGAAAAGGGCGAACCGACTTTTATGGAAACATCAGCGGGGCGATTGGAAGTCTGGAAGATGCCTGAGATTGGAACACGGTACATCATCGGGGGGGATACTGCGGAAGGTCTCGCGCATGGGGACGCGCAAGTACTTTACGTCATCAACCACAAGACACAAGACTGCGACGCGTTGTACCGCTCGCAGGTTCCGCCTGACGAGCTGGCTACGGACGCGTACAACCTCGGGAAGTACTACAACTGGGCACTGCTCGGCATTGAGAGCAACAAGGATGGTCTCTGGGTGAATGATGCCCTTGAGAAGATGGGGTATATCAACTTGTATTACCGAAAGGTGTTCGACGATATCACCCAGAAGGTGACGCGTTACTTTGGGTGGAAGACAACTAGTGCAACTCGCCCGTTCGCACTTGCTTCTCTAAAGGCGATATTCTTGCGGAAGGAACAAGGGTTCCCTCCAGGGCTTCTTGGGGAGATGTTTACCTTCGTTCGGAACGCGAAAGGCAAAGCGGAGGCGATGGACAAGAAGCATGACGACATAATCATGGCTGCGAGCATTGGATACGCTGTTCTTCAAGAGCAGGGGAAGTATGTGGAAGATACAACTGGTAGTGAAGGGTTCTCCCATATGGCTGCGATATTTGGAGAAACACAAAAACTATAGAAGATATGAAAAGGAAACCGAAGGCGTATTTAGGACCTGATTGGTGGGAATATCCTCCTATTTGGGATGAACAAGGCAAAAAACTTGAAGAAGAAGCTCTTTTGGAAGAAAAAAAGAAAAATTCTTGAGTTATCCACCATTTTTTATTTGCATTTGCATTAAATAGGGTTCATAATTGTTTGAAATGCCACAAGATACAACTCTTGCAACACCATCGACACCCACGGACACCTCCAGTCTCAAGAAGGCTGATAAAGATACTATTGAGTATCTCGAAAAGAAGAAGAAGGCGATGAAGAAATCCCAGTATCGGGAGAAGTTTGATGCTCTCGCGTCGGAGATTGATATGAATATAATGAATACGAACGTTTCGTATGGGCAGAAACTGTATGAAAAGAGTGGATGGGGTTCAATGGTCTTTTATAACAAGATGGCTAACGGCGCATATGATATTAATGTCTATCCTCAAAAGCTTACTGACCGTGACCAGAATCGTTCTGGCGTACCTGTGTCTCAAGAACCAATAGCGTTCTCGAAGATTATGATTGCAACGTCAGTTCTTGCTGGAAAATTACCTGATGCACAAGTTATCGCTGATGACAAAATCTACGGGCATGCGATGTATACACTTTGGAAGCGTAATTGGTCTATGGCGGGGGCGAATGGAAGTAATACTCTGATGCTTGTGTATCAAAATCTATTTACATACGGGTGGGCGGCATGGCGAGTGTATCCACGACGCGTTTCAGTGAAGAGGAATGGAGTGGATAAGATTCTTTTCGATGATGTGTACCGAGAACCACTCGATGTGAAGAGGACATGGCTCGGACTTGGCTTTACAAATGGCGATTACTGGTCTCAGTTCGAGGTGTACTACGAGAAGGATATGTTGAAGGACGAATTCTTCGAGAAATATCCAGCAGCGAAAGCAAATAAAAAGAAATTGGAGTATTGCTCTGTTTCTGAAGAGGCGAAGGACGAAAATCAAGAGAAAGCAAAAAGTTCCGTTACTATTGGGTACTACGAGAACACGATGCTCAATCGTTATATTGTTGCGTGTGGAAAAATGGTTATCTACGATGGGGAAATGCCGAACTACGGGAGTCATGGGTCGGTTGTAGTCGCGCGCTGTTTCATAAAGAATCTGAATGACCCTCACGGAGTTGGTCTCTACGAAATGATGCGTGGAAATACAGCGTTGTACACCTATATTAATTCCCTAAATGCTCAACAGGTTGAAGCGGAAATCTTTCCGCTTCTCTTCGGAGCTCAAGTACAAAATGGAACTGCAACTTACAAGCGAGGACCGAATATTGTTAATCCAAAACATCCTGGAACGGACATCGATGTTATACGAACCACAGGTAACGTCCAGCAGGGTATTATTTTTGCAGATAAACAAAAGGAATCTATTGAAGCAAATACAGGTGTCAATAATATCGTTGCGGGTGCGGATTCACAGAACACACTTGGTTCTACTGTCATCTTGAAAGAAGCTGCGTACAATCGTCTCACTCCTCCGAAGAATTCTATGGTGCAAGGTCTTGAAACTGATGCCCATATTGCAAATTCGTGGATGCAACAAATATATCCTGTCGATAAGGTTTTTATGATTGACTCACAAGAAGAACTTGCTGAATTCACTAAACAAAATCCTGACTACTTCGTTGAATCACAAGAAATTACAGACGATGAAGGTCAAGGTACTGGCAAATTTGCGGCTGCCGCGTCTAAGAATCTTCGTCTTAATTTTGACTTTACTCCTGATGGTGAGATGTTGGAGAATGTTCCGACTCGTACAATATCTTCGAAGAAATTGTTCGACGAGATGAAAGCACATGGGCATCTTTCTGACTATATTGAGTTCATTATCGACCCTGATTCAATGCTTCTTCCATCACTTGAAATTCAGAAACAAACATTTATGGCTCTTTTCCCAGTCATTACGAACCAAATTACACAGATTTTCTCATTGCGAAACGCAGACCCAGACGCTGCTTCTTCGCAGCTTATGTCATTGGAAAAACTTTTAGATATTCAGAACCAGGACATCTATGATTTCATTTCGAAGTCTGACTACGATGACATTATGGCAAAGAAGCCATCCCAAGCTCAAATTGCGATGCAACAAGCAGCGCAAAATGCAAAACCGAATAATAAACCTCCAGCGGAATCTCTCGCATATAAAGATGCTCCTGAAGATGTGAAGCGTGAGATTGAGGCACAAGCGGGACTTCAACCATCTCGTATTGGAGGAAGTGTTGAGCATACTGGTCCAGTACCAGCACCACCAGGAGGAGTTCCAACCAATATTCCACCAGGAACAGGAGATGCCGCAGCTCCTGGACAAATGATGTCTCCAGATGGAACAAATCCAATGCAACCACAAGCTCCAGGTGAAGTACCTCGTCCTCAAAGTCCGATGGGCGCGGGGGTGGATGCTTCAGTTGGTCGTGCAGCAAATCCTCCTATATTTGGAGGTCAATAGAGTATGGACTTAAAAAGTCTTTACAACTCAGCAGGGCAGTGGATGAATAATAATTTAGTGAAACCAGCAATGGGTATTTCTAATTACTATGCTGCGCCGAAAGCAGAAGCCTCACCAACTTCGTACAATTTAGCAAATCGTGGAGTGCAGATTTCAGATGCAGATATGCAAGCGATGAGACCTCTTTTATATGGAGAGTTAAGTAACCGAAGTCCTGATAAACAGAATCTTGAAGCTAATGTCATTCTGAATACTGCTCTAAATCGCATGAAGGCTTATGCGGCTAATGGGCAACCGAAGACTCTCGCTCAAGTGGTTGCGATGCCGAATCAATATCAGGCATATGGTAGTTCACAATATAATCAATATGCGAATCCTCCTGATGCCCCCTCTATTGCGAAGAAGGGTCAAGTCGATTCGATTGTGAACAATATATATGGACAGATAAAGTCAGGGCAATATCCTGACAATACGAATGGAGCGTATTATTATAGTCACAATAAAGATGGTTCGATAACGTATGATGACACGAAAAAGTTATTCGCTAAATGAAAATGATTCACTTATGGCATCAATAAAAAAATCTGGTTCATTTGAGGGAAAGTCCAATAAACTTGGGCACGGTGGTCGAGCCGCGCAGTTAAAAGCGGAAGGAGTTCCTGGTGGAGTTATCGGAAATCTCGCCCGTAAAGCGGGTGCAGCTCCAGGCGGTCCAAATTATCATGGGCGTAAAGTCTAATCACTACTATTATGGAAAACGAAGAACAGGTTGTTCCTGAGACACCAGAAGAAGAGGCAGCAGAAGAAGCGAAAGAAGAAGAGGAAGCTGCTTAATAATAATCATTAACTTTTATGGCATCAAAAAAAGTTGAGACAGCAAAGTACGAAAAAAGTGAGTCAAAGGCAGTAAAAGCGGCTGAGAAGAAGACGGAGGGGACAGCGCGCGACATGATGAAGTCGTCCCACGCATCGAAGAAGTAGTATGTCCTCAATCAAACAAGTCTACAAGGACGTTGAGAATGGTAAAAAAAATCAGGTAAAATCTGATACCGTTACTATGGACTTACAGGACTTTATTGATGAACACGAGGAATTAGTAAAAATTCTTCGGAGCGGGTCTAAAGAAGAATTACTAAAAGAAGCTTCTGACCAAGAGAAAGAGTTATTAGAAGAAAAGAAAAAACATGGAGTCTGAACCTATTCGCCAGAAGATGATTTCATTCGCCACCAGCGAACACGCTCCTGGTGCGATTGAACTTCTGAAGAAGTGCCGAACACAGTTGACCACCGTTATGGCGGACACTGAGTTCGGTACCTTAGTGAACGCCCTGACTCTTGAGATAGAAAGCAATCTTATACAACGACTTGTCGTGGTCATCGACAAAGTTCGTAGTGGCGAGACCACTCTCAATGACTAAAGCTATTGAATTGAAGAAGGAGAAGTATACGGTGCAAATCAAATACTCTCCTGAAGCTGTCGAAAAACGGTTGATGAAATTCATCACCCCTAGTGGGGATGAGTTTGAGATATCAGCTGATGAGATGGCATCGATGCTTATTGGTCAAGTGAACAACGATACCCTTGAAGCTACCTTCGTTGAGACAGACAAAATTAATGTTGTTGAGGTCGCTCGGCAACTGATGTGTGTACTTGACGAGGATATGAAGAAAGGGCAAGTGATACGGATGAATTATACTCATCCATATCCTCTTGAATTTGCACTTATTGAGGAGGCATATAAAATCGCTGCTATCAAGAAGAACGCAAAAGTCACAGAACTCACCAGTGAGATGATTGATGAAGTGAAGAAAAAAACCACACCTGATATGAAGACCTATATCGATAAATTCTATCGGTCTTTCAAACAGGTGAAATTACCAACACCGCCTAAAGTCGGATAACTTAATTAATTTATGCCACGAGCTAAAAAAATCGTTGAAGAACCTATCGTATCAGTTCCACCACTTAATCCTGCATTCTCTATCCTTCCACCAATTACTCAAGCATTTCCAGCTCCAACTCAAATGAAAAAAGTTGCATCGAAGCAGGTTGTTATTCTTAAAAATACTTCAGGTGAAGATATGGATGTGAATGATTACTTCTATAATGGGGTCGTCCCACCATCGTTCAATGCAATATGTGGAAAACCTGTCGACAGAGAAGACCTTGTTGAAATTTTCAACAAAATCTTTGACCCGAAGTATAATTTCCTTTTCTATAAAACAATCGATAAGGAAGTCTATATTATTATTATTCCTCTCAAATATTCTCTATCTGTTGGGAAGGATAATGAGTCACTTGATGGTGACTTCCAAAAGCACGCGATATCTTTCATCACAGAAGGTTCAGTGAACGGCGATACACTGAAAACTAAACTCCGCCGAATCCTCGGATTCGTTAAACTTGGGGACAACTAGTTGCGCTCCTAAAGAAATGAATGTACGATTAATCTTAACCATCGTAACCGCCCACGATACGGGCAGGACACTATATGGATGAATCCAAAATTGAAGCACCTGCTGTGAATGAAGACGAAGCTCTTGACAAAGAACTCGATGCTGCAATCACAGAGATAAAAGCTGGAAAGGAACCTGAAGAGGTCAAGCCAGAGGAGAAGAAAGCAGAGGAGGTAACTCCCGCAGCCGAAACTCCGAAAGCGGAGGAGCCCAGCACCCCTCCCGCTGACGAACAAGCTTACGAATTCCGTATACCAAACAAAGGAAAATTCGAGTCTGATGAGTCCTATGAGAAGCGAATTGAGCTCCTGGATTTGGTTAAAAAGCGGAAACTTGCTAAGACGGACGACCAGCGTACCGAGATATCTGAGCAGATAAAGACCACTAAGAGCCAAATAAAAACTCTGAACGGTACTGACAGACTTATTAACCCTCTTAACCAAGAGGCAGTAGCGGAAAAGAAGGTTGAGGAGGAGGATGAGACCATTAAGGCGGACAGGGAACGCTTGAAACAACTGGGAGGAGCCACTAAGGAGGATATCGAGATGATAGTCCAAAAAGAACGGCTCGCAACAGAAGTTAAAGGCACTCTCGACAAGTTCATTGATAGACACACAGAGCTTAAGGATGCAGATACGCGAGAAGTCTTCTTTGACTTCGTCGATTCCAACTATAATTGGCAAAACAAGAGTGGTCGGGACCTGATGACAGTCTTGGAACTTGCGCGCGAGAATATGTTTAAGCCCAGTGAGTCGCTTCAAGAACGTGTATTGAAGGGCGCAAACGTTCAGGAGAAAGTTAATGCGATGCAGTTCCCAGGCGGAACGGTCACAAAAAACGATTATTCCCCAGAGATGCGTAAGTCTCTTGACGAGCTTAAAGCAACTGGAATGTCCGAAGAAAAGGCACTCGAACTCCTTACTGACTAAGTACGTTACTGTAACAAATACATTTTTATGTTTGTACAATCAACGATAAAGAACACCCGTTCTCTGTCGATGCAGAATAAGGCAGCTGGTACGGCTACCACATCGGGTTATCTCTATGACCTGACTGGTGGTTTGCTTGTCGCAGCTACATCTGCTTCTACACGCGATACGATTGAGGGTGTAGCAAATCAAACAATTACAGCTGCTGAGGCATTGACTCAGTGTCCTGTGATTGATTTGAGTAGGGATGATATTTGGCTAGTGGGTTCCACTAATGCTTCAAACATCCTTCACAATGGGCAAGCGATGATTATGGGTGCGAACGCGTATACTGTGAACAACACAGGTACGACAAGTGCGGTAGGTGTTGTAGAGCAGGTCGGCACTTTCGGCGCGACAACGGATAATCTTATCCTCGTCCGCTTTATTACTGTCGCTTAATATTGAACCTATATGACTGGAACAATTAACGATTACGCGACAATAGTGAACAACGTTCTAAAATACGTTGCTCCAAAAGTGTCGCCTAATGTGCGGGCAGAGTATCTCGACTGGATGTACAAAGTAGATAACAACGAGCGTATCTATACGGACATCGGGGTCACTGGTCTCGGCATGGGTGAGATTATCCCTGATGGCGGTATCGGTGCGTCCGATGCTCCTATCCAGGGCTTTACGAAGAATTATGTGCAAATGCACTTCACAAAAAAGGTTCGTTTGACCTTCCAGTCAAACTTCTTCCTCTTCGAGAGCGCGGCTGCAAAGATTAAGTCTTCGGTGAAGTCGAAGGTTCTTGAAGGTAAGAACGCAATCGAACACGCAAAGAATTACCTGTCGCAGTGTCTTCTCGCGCAGGGTTTCAATACGTCGTTCACTTGGACTCCTATCAACAACGTGGGTACGCCTACGCCAATCTCAACTATAGGTGCTGACGCGGTTGAGTATTGGACGGCACTTCACCCTCGTGAAGATGGTGGTCCAGTGTGGTCAAACGTTATTGTCGACACGCTTAATTCTCCTCAGTTCACCTATTCTTCGCTTCTCGCGGCACGTCGCCAACAGTCGCTCAAGAAAGATGGACGCGGGAATCCGTTGATTTCTCAACTCGACACGCTCGTGTGTCGCGCGGGGTCTGCAACGGCTCAGTTCGCTAAGACTATTAAAGGCACTATTGATAAGGGTCTTGCTCCTCAGCAAACAAACCTGTTCAATAACGCGCCAGCTACCGACACCTTTACGGTGGTCGAACTGTCCGCCTACGAGAATCTTGGTATGACTGGACTTGCGTGGGGTATGTTCGATTCGAAGATGAGAAATCAGGACTATGGTTTCCTCTATATCGAGGCTCTCCCAACTCGCGCTGAACCCGCAGTTGTAGACCTTCTCGGTAACCAGGACCTTGTTATGAACTTCAACTCACTCGCTGTCATGGGCGCGTCTGACCTTCGCGGTTGGATGTGGAGTGCTGGCGATGGTGCGACTACCTAGTCAATCCAGCAAGAGCACCCGAAATAGTCGGGTGCTCCTCTGGGCGGATTAATAATTAACGAAATGTATTATGATACAGGACGTACACAGTGCTAAAACTTCCATAGCAGTTACAGCGGCTCCAGGGACGAATATTATAATTGCTGGTGCAGCTGATTCATGGATTTATGTTCATGAGCTTATGGGCGACATGAGTGCAGCAGGAACTCTTATAGTGAAGTCAGGAACGAACACCCTTGCGAGATTCACTCTTGACCAAGGTCAAGGTCTCACTGAGAGTGATGAACCTGGCAACGATAATGTTGCTCGATTCAAATGTCCTCCAGGGCAAGATTTCGTTTTAGTAGTGACTGTTGGGACATTTGAGGGAACTGTTGATTACTCACGTCGTTACTAGACCACTATGGAACCCGAGATTACTCCAGAGCAAAATGCCCAACTGAGAGCATGGGCTGGTCAGAGGGATGCGATTCTCTCTGAACTAGCTATTCTACGCGCAGAGAAGGAATCTTTGACTCGCAGTAATAAAGAACTTGCCGCTTCAAATACCGACCTTGAAAATCGTGCGAATCATCTCCTCGGGCGAATCGAAGAACTTACAAAGAAAGAGGAAGAGATGGCTACATTGACCTCCTCTGAGGTTGCCGCGATAAAGATAGAGAAAGCCGCTCTTGAAGGTGATGCTGCAAGTCTGCGTAGAGAGATTATAACTCTTCAAACTTCCAAAAATCTTTTAGTAGAAACGATTGCCTCTGCAACCGATATTTATGAAAAAGTTTTTGGTCGTGCAAAAGTTCTTGATGAGGTTGTTGAACATGTTACACGAGTGAGCGCACAAAACCTTCGTGATATTGAGATGCTTCTTGGAACTGTGAAAGGCGAAGTACAAAAGGTTATTGATGTAAATACGGAGAACGTCGTTAAGACGAACCGTGTCATTGAAGAATTGCCAAGAATATTCTTTGATGTTCAACGATTCACTCCAGTTAAACGCCCTGTAAAGCTATGACGTACCTCGCAAATAAATTAGGAGACCCGAATAATCTTGGATATTTTGCTACCTACGCCGCCCTCGTTGCAGCGTATCCTACTGGAATTCCAGGAGTGTTTGCTGTCGTTGGTGCGACGGGTACTGTTTGGGTATGGGACCCATTGACTTCTGCGTGGGTTAATTCAGGAGCTGCTGGACCAGCTGGTCCAACAGGCGCGACTGGCTATACTGGCTACACTGGTCCGAGCACGACTGGTTATACTGGTTACACTGGTTATACAGGCAAGACTGGTTATACTGGTTACACTGGTCCGAGCACGACTGGCTACACTGGCTATACAGGTCCAAATACAACTGGCTACACTGGCTACACTGGTTATACAGGAGTGACGGGCTACACTGGCTATACAGGTCCAAATACAACTGGCTTCACAGGCTTCACAGGATACACAGGATACACAGGGACGACTGGCTATACTGGTTATACTGGCTACACTGGTCCTCAAGGACTTGCTACAGGATACACAGGCTTCACTGGATATACGGGCTATACAGGAGTCAGTTCTACTGGTTATACTGGATATACAGGTCCTCAAATCACAGGCTATACGGGTTATACAGGATATACTGGAGCTGGAAATTTTACTGGATATACTGGTTACACTGGTACGACAGGATTTACTGGCTTCACTGGTTACACTGGTTATACAGGCAAGACTGGCTACACTGGCTACACTGGTCCGAACATCACTGGTTATACAGGTTATACTGGTCCTCAAGGATTAACTGGCTATACGGGATACACTGGTACGACAGGCTTCACTGGTTTTACTGGCTACACTGGTCCGAACATCACTGGTTATACAGGTTATACTGGTCCTCAAGGATTAACTGGCTATACAGGATACACTGGTACGACAGGCTTCACTGGTTTTACTGGCTACACAGGATACACAGGTAAAACTGGCTACACTGGCTATACAGGTCCTCAAGGACTTGCTACAGGATACACAGGATATACAGGAAATGGGGCAACTGGATATACTGGCTACACAGGTCCTGCAAACGTTACTGGTTACACTGGTTATACAGGATATACTGGACCACAAAATGTTACCAATACCATTTGGACACAAAACAATATTACCGCTTCAGGAAACGCTGCCACAGTTCCTATCACCTATCGACTTGATAAGGTAACGAACGATAGCGCAGCTACTTTGACAATTACGATTACCACAACTTCAGCAACAGACGGACAACTTCTTATAGTGAAAGTCCTTCCTTCAAGTGCAGCAGCACAGACGATTACTTGGGTGAATACTGAAAATAGCACTGTGACTGCTCCTGTGCTAACTTCAGCATCAACGACCACTCCAGTAACGGCAGGGTTTATGTTCAACTCAGGCACTACAAAATGGACGTGCATTGCTTCTTCCTAATATGAGAAAGTTCCTCTCAAAACTTCTAGCAAAATTAACTGGAAAACCTCGCTATTTCCCAGAGTTTGAATGGTGTTCTAACAATTGGACATACAATGCTTTCCGCCTGTATGAATATATATTTGGGAAAGCGTATGGCAAAAATGGAATAGGAGATACAATTAGATGTGAAGCAAGTGTTCAAAGTTATTATGATAAAGAGCTGAAAGAAACAGTTGTTATAAGAAAATTCTACACAGCAGAAGCTTTGATTGCTCATTGTGAACATGCAATAAGAGAGTTCTTTAAAGTCCCAGAGTTCGGATGGAAGTTTGTACCGATACCGCAACTGGTGACGCCGAACGGGATGCAGATGCCTGCGTTCCCTCCGATATTTTCATTTGCGATAGCGTTCGATAATGTGGGGACAGGTTGGACTTATGACGGAACAGCATCCTCTGGTTCTTTTGCTTTTACTGTCACTGGTTCAAATCCTTTTCTCTGGCATGAGTGGGGTTCGCAACAGAGACGAACCTTTAATGATTCAACATACAACGGAGTAACGATGACACCAAGTGATTTTCTTGACTCAGGCAATTCATCTCCTGGTTCATATAAATCGTGGTTTCTCCAAGCTCCAGCAACAGGTTCAAATACATTAGCTTGGTCGTGTAGTGGAGGGACAGCAGAAGCTGCCCACGGAGCTGTGTCATATTCGGGTTGTGCCCAAACAGGACAACTTGACTCACACTCAACGGCAAACAATTTCACAGTTGCAGCTAATGTGATAAGTGGAATAACCACTACAGTTGCGAATAACGCAATGGTGGTATCTTTGGTAAATCCATTGGGTGGTACAGCTCCATATTCTGCGACTCTCGGTGTGGATAATGTGCGACTCAACGACCCAACCAATCACCACGCTTTAGGAGATGCCATAAAAACAACAGCGGGAATAACGACTCAAACTTGGACTTGGACAGGCAACACTAACGCCTATATCTTCATATTTTCTATTGCTTCCGTTGCCGCATCCACCGCCAAAGGCAATTTCTTTAACTTTATGTGATATGAAAAATCCTCAATCAAAAATTGAAGCAGCAGCATCCGAGGCGGTTAAAGTTATTGCTAACGCGGCAGCTGAGGCGGCGCATGTTATAGCGAATTCTGCGACAGAGGCATCTAAAATAACCGTAGTAAAAGATTCGGAAGACCATGATATTTTGATAACATTTCGTGCAGAGACACAAGTGCAGATGAAAGGTATTCGTGATGACATAAAAGCCCTTGCGGATGGGACAGCTACTAGGATTGCTTCTCTGGAGTCAGAAAAATTGAATATGAGGGATTCTTATTGCAGTCTTTATAAAGCAGATGTAGATAAGAGATTAGACGGTCTTGAAACCAAGACTTCATCTCAAGGGATAATTATAACAAAATTATGGAGTTATGGTGTAGCTCTTCTGTTTGTTATGGGAATTGTAGAGTTTTTAGTAGGTAAATATTTATGAACGAACAACCAGGAACAGGTGCTATACTAACTCTCGATGTACGAGACTATCCCTATGCTACAGCCGCTGTCCCAGAAGTCCTTCCAACTTCCTATAGAACAGACACATCAATGTTTCCTGTTCTAATGCAAGGACAACGCTCCTCATGTGTCTCTCATGCGTGGGTTCGCCTTCTCCAACTCTACTGGTGGAAGAAGACAGGTAAAGTAATAGATTTTTCTCCTCGGTTTCTTCATGCTTATACTTCACCAGGGATGGCGGATTCAGACGGACGCGACCCACGCGTGGTAGGACAGGTCCTTACAGATATTGGTTGTTGTACGAATGCACTCTGTCCAAATGATGTTCTCTTAGATGATAATGCTTATTCTAGAATACCAATCACACAAGCAATGTTAGATGAAGCAAAACAGTATAAAATTCCAGCTTATTCATTCGTCAATCCAGACCAGTATTCAATCCGACACGCCATATATCATAAAGGAGCTGTAGGATTGATGTTTCAAGTAGGAACAGAGTGGTGGACACCATCTTGGCTTCCACAAGACATTAATCCTCTCCGTCCACCTCATCCTGTTGTTAGCCAACATGAGGTGACTGGAGAGCATTGGAACGACTCCTTAGAAGGATTAGAAAACTCTTGGTCTGATGTTTGGGACGAAAAAGGCTACGCAGAATACAACCTCTCAAACTATGCTCCACTTCAAGTCATTTGTATTGACGACCCTTCGGTGGATTTCAATCCATCTGCGCCGACCCAATTTAAGTTCAATAAAGATTTGTATTATGGGCAGACGAATCCCGATATAGTCCAACTTCAGAAGCGTTTGGGGGTTATCCAGACAGGGTATTTCGGCGTATTGACCCGCGCGGCTGTGGTACAATATCAAAAGGCGCATAACATCGCCCCCGCTGTCGGTTATTGTGGTATACTTACTCGAACAAGCTTAAATAATTCATAAAATGAACAATAATAATCTTTCAATCGGAGACCTCGCTTCTGCTCTTGGTGGTGCTGGACTTACGCAGATAACAATGAACCTCAATATAGCTCTTATGCTTATTGGTGCGGCGGTTGCGCTCAAAATTGTTGTGGCGGTCCTCAACAAGTATGATGTCCCCGTGTCAGCGACTCCTCTTGGTTAGTCTATGGAAACTCCAAAATTCTCGGTTGTTCTTATTACTCGAAATGAAATTAAATCACTCCCTAAATGTATAGCAAGTTTAAGTGAATTTCTAGCGTGCGGTGGAGAAGTTGTTGTGTGTGATACTGGTTCTACTGATGGTACGGCTGATTTCGGTAGACTTTGTAAATTAAATGTTCATGAGGTTGGTGAAAAATTTATTAAGGTTATTGATAAAGAAACGGCTGATAAAATTAATGAACGGTTTATTGTTAGTGATGAAGCTCCTATAGTTAAAGAAGGAAATCGTTTATTTGACTTTGCATCAGCAAGAAATTACTGCACTTCTCTAGCGAAGAATGATTTTGTTTTTACGATGGATGCTGATGAGGAATATACAAAACTTGACATTAGCGCAATCAATAAACTTATTGATGAGGGATATCAACAGTTTGAGTATCAATTTGTTTTTGCTCATGATGGATATGGAAGACCTTCTGTACAATTCGTACAAAGTAAGGCATTTGATAGAAGGGTAGTTCAATGGTCTGGGGTGGTACATGAAGTGCTCGGTGGTCAAAATGCAAAGATAAAATATCTTGACGAATCAGTTGCCAAACTCGAACATTGGCAGATTCCAGGTGGAGAGCATCGAGGTAATTATCTTGTTGGTCTTGCTTTGGATTGTTTTGAAAATCAAGATAAAGACCGCCAGAGTCACTACTTCGCGCGCGAACTCATGTGGACAGGTCATCCGAAGTCAGCTCTTAAAGAGTTCGAGCGGCATATTACGATGAATGGATGGCTCACCGAGCGTGCACAGTCGATGATATTTATGGGTGATTGTTACGGGATGCTGAATCAGGCAGAGAAACAAGTAGAAATGTACAACAAAGCTTTTTATCTTGACCCGAATCGTCGGGAAGCTCTTATCAAACTTGCTCGTTTCTATAAGTCAAATAACCAACCTCAGTTGGTCATTCACTACGCTAAGGCATCTCTTGACATTCCGTGGAGCGATTATTATGCCAACGATAAAGCGATGTACGAACAAGAACCGTATGAACTCCTCTATTGGGCGTATGGTTGGGTTGGTGATGTCGCAAATGCACAGAAACATATCCTTATCTGTTTGGATTATCTGCGTGAATATCCTGTTTATTATCGTGATACTCAATTTTATTTTGATTATCCAGCCAACTTTATATCAGGATGGTTCTCATTTGTAGAACAAAATTTTGTCTATAACGCGGCAAAACAGATGGAATCAGTCATAGAACTGGGGTCTTGGAAGGGGAAGTCGACTCATGCTATATGTTCTTCTAGATGTCCTAAAGTAACTGCAATAGACACATGGAAAGGGTCAATAGCTGAACCTGATGCTCACGCTCAAGCAAAAGATGGTTCTGTTCTTCGAGAGTTTAAGGAAAATTTGAAAGAGTTTTTGGGGAAGAATTTAACAATGATTGAAGCAGATATCAATGATGCTGTTCTCGATGTTCCTGATAAGTCGGTAGATATGGTTTTTATCGATGCAGGACATACTTATGAGGAGGTTAGAAATGACATTCGTAAATGGAAGAATAAAGCGAAAATTCTTCTTTGTGGGCATGACTATGTGTCTGCATGGTCTGGAGTCAGGCAAGCAGTCAATGAGGAACTCGGGGGACCAGATGAAATATACGATTCTATTTGGGTAAAATGGCTTATCAAACCAAAGGTGTCTATCTGTATTCCTACTCTTGGTCGCCCCGAAAAACTTCAGCGACTTCTCGAATCTATTAAAGCAAATGCTGGTTACGACAATTATGAAATCATTGTAAAAGCAGATGATTTCCCTCCAAACAATGTTGGTGCGCCAACGATGTTAAAGCGATGCGTAGATGAGAGTACAGGAGATTTGATTCTCTTCTTAGGGAATGATTGTGTGATGGAACCGAACTGTCTTAAAGAAGCAGTCTGGGAGATGGCTCGCCGATTCCCTGATATGGATGGAATGGTGGGTCTGAACGACCACTATTGGAGAAAAGAACACGTTGCCCCGCACTTTCTTATTTCTAAAAAGCTTTTGCCGTTCTTGGATGGTGAAATATTCCACACAGGATACAAGCATACTGGCTGTGATAACGAGCTTCGCGCACGCGTAGAAAAAATAGGGAAATACAGTTGGGCAGAAAAAGCAACTATCTTTCATGACCATCCGATGATGGCTGGAAGTAAAACTGATATGGACGCTCTCTATGAACAGGCATATTCTGGTCCGCGCCACGATGCTGATGATAAACTCTATGCGGAACGTGCTATTAAGTACGGATTTGCTGACCGAGTATGGACATAAAATTCTCTATCTGTCTAGTAGTAAAGAATGAAGAGAAGACATTGCCACACCTTCTTGATTCACTTAAAGAGTTCCAAGATAATGGTGGTGAAGTCTGCATTCTTGATACTGGCAGTACCGATAATACGGTGTATATCGCCAGGAATTATGGTTGTGTCGTACAGGAAGTAGGGTCGGCATATGTCAAAACATTGACACCTAAACAGGCTCAAGAAGTCAATCGGAAGTTCGTAGTTGATGACGAGGAACCGATTCTGAAGGGAGGAGACAAGTTCTTCTGTTTCAATCGCCCGCGCAACCATGTGGCGAAAATGGCGAAGAACAACATGATTCTCAGCCTCGACGCTGATGAAACTGTGGTAATGGACCTGGAGAAAGTGAGTGCTGCATTAGAGGTACTACCTATCTTGAAAGAAGTTCCGATTACTCGATTTGAGCATATGCAGGTATTTGTTCATGATGCCGAAGGTAATTCTGATATTGAGTTTCTTCAATGCAAATTCTATGACCGCCGATACGTTCACTGGGAGAACAATGTTCATGAGATGCTCGTCGGGCAAGGTCAGCGACTACGTCTTGATAGGGATGCTCTCACCGTGCATCACTGGCAAAATCCTGAGTCTGATAGGGGTGGTTATATGAAGGGGCTTGCTGTTGATTGTTTTTTGAGTCCGAGCAAAGACAGACAATGTCAATATTTTGCGCGTGAGTTGTTTTATTCTGGTCGTGGTAAGTCGGCAGAGAAAGAATTTCTTCGCCACCTCTATATGAAACTACCTCCGCAGGAGTATCCGACAACTCCAACTCATCTAGACTCTCTTTTATTTCTTGGGAATATTTATGGACTTGATGGTAAACTTGACCTTGAACTTGACTGCTATCGAAAGGCACAAGAACTTGACCCGACTAATCGCAGACCAACTGAACGTATCGCGCAATTCTATCAGTGGCATGGGAATAAGACACTCGCTCGTGAATGGGCGTTGCGTGCAACGAAGTTTCCTTGGAAAGAAGAATACGGAGCATCGAAGCTCCACTTCCTTGATATCATTAATGGAATTATTAATTGGGCTTCAACATGAAAGGAATCATTCTTGCAGGAGGAAAGGGAACGAGGTTGAGTCCTTTTACTCTTTTGTTTAATAAGCACCTTCTCCCTGTGTATGACAGACCGATGATTACTTATCCCCTGATGACTCTTAAGGGAATGGGAATTACAGATATTCTTATTGTTTCTAGCGGTGAAAATATCGGAGGTTTTGCTACAGTTCTAGGAGATGGTTCAAAGTATGAAGTTAATATCACCTACAGAATCCAAGCAGAAGCGAAGGGGATTGCCCATGCACTTCTCTTGGCAGAAGATTTTGTAGAGGAACAATTTGCGGTTATCCTTGGTGATAATATCTTCGGCTCTTCGGTTGTTCCACCCAAAAGGTGTGGGATTGTTCTTAAAGAAGTAGAAAATCCTAATCGGTTCGGAGTTTTTTATGAAGGAAAAATTGTAGAAAAACCTAGTGTCCCGTCATCAAACAAGGCTGTCACTGGTCTTTATTTCTATACTCCTGAGATATTTCCTTTCATAAAAACACTGGAACCATCTGCGCGAGGAGAATTAGAGATAACGGATGTGAATAATTGGTGTTTAGAGAATCTCCCAACAGAGGTTATTGATTTTGGTGGCTTCTGGTCAGACGCTGGCACGTTTGATTCTCTACTCGCTAGTTCGGTATGGGCATCATTGACAAAAAAATGATACCAAAACGGATTATAAGCATGTGGATTGGACCAGAAATGCCTGAGTTGGTCAAGGAGTGTGTTGCTACACACAAACTTGACAGCTATGAGCATTTATGGATAGATAACAACAACTTCCATGAATTCGATTGTCCTTATTTGGAGGAGTGTCTCAGTGTTGATAATTGGGGGAAAGCCTCTGATTTCCTACGAATGGCATACCTTGAAAAGTACGGCGGCATCTATTTGGATGCAGATACGAAGGTTCTAAAACCTTTCGATGATGTTCTTGGAGATGACTTATTCGTCTGTGAAGAGGCTAATTACTTCATAGCAAACGGAATTATTGGCTCAATTGCTCATCATCCACTGATTCAAGACTATCTAGGAAAACTCCAAAGGAACTTCCGAGGGACAGGGGAACTTATATTTCAGCCAGGAATGGGGCTGTGGACTGAGATAATCAAGCAGGGACCGTGGGTGAATAACATCAAAATCTATCCTGCTGAGTGGTTCCTACCATTCGACTGGCAGTCAGGTATAACAAAAATCACTGAAAATACTCACACTATTCACGAATATCTTAGAAGTTGGGTATAACCACTACCGCATTGGTGGAATCTGTTCTATAATGGATTTTAATGTCTGCCTTCCCCCAAATTACTGTAGAACATAATATTGGGAACACCATTAATATTCCCAATCAGTTGGATATTAAAGTCGCTACATATATCAGCAACAACGTCGCAGTTGGGGCTATTGCCATCCCTGTTGAGAACGCTACCGACTTTACAGTAGGGTCTATCCAGGTGTTGCTTTCTCCACTGGGAGCAGAGAACTCTGAGATAGTTAATTCTTCGAGTAACACTGTCAATAATTTTGTTACAGGGGCAACAACGATGGCTCACAATCGCGGTGATATTGTTCAAGAACTTAATTACGACCAAATTGTCGTATCGAAATCAGCAACACTTACAGGAGTTTATGTAGCGCTCACAACAGCAACATTTCAGGTGACTCAACAGGCAACGATTATTTTTGACACGACAGGACTGGTTTCTGATTACTATAAAGTTCAATGGAAGAATTCAATATCGGGTCTATTATCCGATTTTTCCGACCCGATTAGTGTTGATTCTTACGACCCCACCTCCGTGGCAAATATTATTTATCCTGTTCTCATGGCGATGGGTGTTTCTGAGAATGACCCGAAGATTAATATTAACTTCTGTATCAGTGCTGTGGACGACGCGCGGAAATTCACTGAAGCGAAGTTGTATGGAATCCGTCATGCATGGCAACAACAGTTTGAGTTTCCAATTAAATGTCTTGCAGGAACAAATTATGTCGACCTTCCTGATGATATAGACTATAACGAGACTGATAGGTCGATGTTGGCGGCTCGTTTTCTTATCGGAAATATACTTACTCCATTTAATCTTCGCTACATTGATAAAAGGTCTTGGAATCAAATAGCGTTCTCAGTAATGGGCGGTTATACAACGACGGTATCGGGAATTGGTGCAACGACAATCACATTGGACAGTTCAGGGGATTTCCCTGATGTAACTTCTGGTGTGGCATATGTTGCAACGACGGACTACACTCAAACAATAATGCAGATTGCATATACTGGGTGCGACCTGACGACGAATCAACTGACAGGAGTAACTGGAATTACAAGGGCAATTCCAATAGGCACACGAGTATGGTCAAGACCGACCATTTCTCAACCTATTTATTACACAATCTTTGAGGATAGGTTATTCTTTGACCGAATTCTTCCCGATTCAATGCAAGGTAACAATGTCTACATTGACTATTATAAAAAGATTGTTCCTGTCACTTCACTCTCTCAATTGCTCCCTGAGCATTATAGAGAAATCTATAAATGGTATTTACGTTATGCTATTAAGTACCGCAAGGATATTGCGCTGGGAAGCGATGACCCAGACCTTAAGAAATTCGAAGACCTCGTTCAAGCTTTGTTTAACAACTTGTATACGGGGCAAGACACTACGATTATCACATCGTAATTATTAAATTAATTATTAACGTTATGGCATACACGAATCCACTTATTCCGACAGTCGACATTCAGCAACAGGAGGCAACAGGTAACCATTTGATTACGTTCGGAACGGTCACTGGCAACCCACCTACTGGCACGACCTACACGACCCTCTTCGCACAACAGTGCGTTCTTGAGGAACTTGATGGCACAGCTGTCTGGCAGATGACAGGAATTGTTGCGAATCCTTCGTGGACAGCGATGGGCACAGGAGCGATGGGCGCGACTGGCTTCACTGGCTACACAGGTCCACAAATCACGGGCTATACTGGCTACACTGGTACAACTGGTCCGACAGGTACAACTGGCTACACAGGTAAAACTGGCTACACTGGCTACACTGGTCCGATAGGCACTACTGGCTATACGGGTCCTGGCAACTTCACTGGCTACACTGGTTATACTGGAGTGACGGGCTACACTGGTTATACTGGCTACACGGGAACGTCTGGCTACACAGGATACACAGGATACACAGGTAAGACTGGTTACACGGGCTACACTGGTCCTTCGGTAACAGGTCCTTCCTTTGGTCCTTCAGCGGTGACGAGCATTACGGTGGTCAACGGAGTGATTAGCGCAATTTCGTAGTCTTTCCATCCAGCCTCTGTCTGGTATGGGGGCTGGGTTGGGTAGATTACCCAAACCCAGATGTCAACTACCTTAAAAAACGTAAAGATTCCATACCCAACCGAAGGGATTATTCGGTCTGCTCAATTGAATGACACAATAACTCCAGAGAACTCGGTTCAATTGGCTGTCAATATGAACTTCGATAGAGTTGGCGCGATGACTACACGCCCTGGAGTTGCAAATCTATATACTAAGCGTGGAGGGAGTATCACTTCTTTCGGCACTTTGAACATACAAGGTGGTGTTAGGAAACTCTACTCACAAGTGGGTACGGATATTTCTTATTGGAATGGTGCAGCATGGACTACTGCTCGCACAACTACAGTAACGACTAAAGCACGGTTCTCTCAGTTCTTGAACTATCTTTATATGGTGAATGGCACGGATGCTCTTCAAGCATCGAACGGTGGGGCGTTCTCCGCAGTCGCCAACTTCGTTCCTGCCACACCGATGCCTGTTGGTGATTACATTAGTGCGGGATTTGAAGGGCGCATTTGGATTGCAAGTAAAGCGAATGATGCTCTCTACTATTCGGATATTGTCCAATTCACACCTCCGTCAACATACTCCATCACCTATACTGCGACGAACTTCATTCAGAATCTCTCTCCTCAGGACGGTCAGTCAATAACAGGTCTATGGCGTGTTCCTCGTGCACTTATTGTTTTCAAACAGGATGAAATGTTCCGTGTTTATAGTGCTTCGAATGTCGACCCATTTCCTGCTTACAATGTCGGAACATATTCACAAGAGTCAATCGTTCAGACTAAAGTGGGTATATATTTCCATCACTCTTCTGGTTTCTATGAATTTAACTACACCGCTTATAATAGTCAGCCGATTGAGATATCACGCCGTGTTATTGATTTTGTAAGGGCTATTCCACGAGCAAATTATGAAAATATCGTAGGTATTTACGACGGGCAAGATGCAGTTAAATGGTCAGTAGGTCCAGTCACTGTTGAGGGAGTTACATATGCGAATTGTCAGATGCGCTACACTATCTCTACTCAGATTTGGACCATCTACGACTATGCAGAAAACAATATCACAGCACTTGTAAAATTTGATGACGGCACAACTCTCAATCAGGTTGTCGG